ATGCCCAACTTGTCGTGGCGCAGGTGAATATCGCGATGAAGAACATAAAAAACATGATTGCCCAGACTGTGATGGCGAAGGCAAGTATGTTGATGTTGATGATCTGGAAGAAGGCAAAATGAAAGGCTTGGCATTAGATATGGAAGAACTATCAGACGAAGAGTTTGAGAAAAAGTATCAAAGCAAAAAGTCAGATTGGCAAGAAGTTAAAAACAAGGACTTAAGAATGGACCCAGATCAACCAACATACATTAAGAAAATGAAAGACGTCGCAGGCGTATTAGCGGCAGAAGGTGAAGAAGATGAAGTAGAACCATTTAGCTCAGATGACTATGATGAGTACGGTGTACGTCAATCAACATCATTTAATACTCCACCAGAAAAAATGAAAAAGAAAGTATCCGAAGGTCCTACTCGCAAGGACTTCCAGATGGTGGCTGACTTATTAAAGGCAAACCCGGACTCAGACAAGCGTAAGGAACTGGCAAAGGACTATTGCGACAAGTTTAAGGCAATGAATCCACGCTTTGACAAGGAAAGATTTATGAAGGCTTGCGGACTCAACGAAGAAGACTTCGATGAGGGCAACGAATTCACACAGGCTCTAGCACAGGCAAAACAACAAGGCAAGAAAGAATTTGAAGTAGGCGGTAAGACCTACCAAGTTAAGGAAAGTGAATTGGATAGAATCAAACACCTATCTGGCTTATAATACTTGACAGGCTAGTAACCCAAGCGTACAATTTAGGTTGTACGCTTTTTTTGTGGCTGAAATGGTAAAATACACCAATATTATCGTTGTAATACTAAATAAAGTATCATATAATGTTAACGTTGTATGATAATACACACATTAAGGCAAAACATTATGGCACATAAAGGAGAAATACATTATGGCAAGTTTAGCAGACATTAGAGCAAAACTACAGGCGGCAGAAGCCAACACTGGCAACAACCGTCGATCACAAGGTGGCGACAACGCTATCTATCCACACTGGAACATCAACGAAGGGTCGCAATCAACGATTAGATTCCTACCTGATGCTGATCCAAACAACTCGTTCTTTTGGGTTGAACGCAACATGATCCGCTTACCATTCAATGGTATTAAAGGTGAGATGGACAACAAACAACAGTTAGTACAGGTACCATGCGTAGAGATGTGGGGTGAATCATGTCCAATCCTAGCAGAAGTTAGAACATGGTTCAAGGACTCATCATTGGAAGAGATGGGTCGCAAGTATTGGAAGAAACGTTCATACCTATTCCAGGGTTTCGTTAGAGAGAACGCATTAGCAGATGACACCACTCCGGCCAATCCGATCAGACGTTTCATCATGGGATCACAGATCTTCAACATCATCAAGACGGCATTAATGGATCCAGAGATGGAGAACCTACCAACAGATTATTCAAATGGGTTAGACTTCCGTATCGTCAAGACATCCAAGGGTGGCTATGCTGACTACACAACGTCAACATGGGCTCGCAAGGAGACTGCCTTAACAGAGGCAGAGCAAGCGGCACTTGACCAGCACGGACTGTACAACCTACAGGATTTCATGCCCAAGCGACCAAGTGAGCAAGAGCTCAAGGTCATGAAGGAGATGTTTGAGGCATCCGTTGACGGCAGACCATATGACATGGACCGTTGGGGTGCTTATTACAGACCAGCGGGCATGATGGCTCCCCAGACCGGAGGCACTAGTGATGCCACCGTGGCACCTCCAGTACAGGAAACAGCACCGGCTCCAACGGCAACGGCGGCACCAGCACCTGCTCCTGAACCAGCACCAACACCAGTGGCCGAGGCGGCTCCTGCTCCGGCAGAACCAGCACCGGCAACTGAGGCGGCACCTGCGGGTGGATCCAAGGCAGAGGACATCCTCGCCATGATCCGTTCAAGACAGAAAGCATCTTAATAGATTATCGGGCGGTGGCGACATCGCCCCATAACTACTTAAAAGTTTTAACGCAGACAATAAATGGACTTTTTCTTAAAATTTGAGTCATCTAAAGATGTTATACCATTTTCTATAATAAAAAATGAAAGGTTATTTTCTTGGTTCTTGGAAAAGATCAACACGGGCAATAACAATAGATTTTTGATTAGCCAACCATGGATCAATGAGGTGACCCGAGAACTAGAAACACTAGATAACAACATCAGGACAGTAAACGATGTTATCAACAACCTACTAGGTTACAAATTTAGAGAACTCGATGACATCAATGATTACCTGGACCAGGACTTCTTAAATAAGACTCACTGCGACTGGGTAAAATCTCAGGAGGCTGTGTTAAACATCGATGCCCTCAGGACATCAGACAATCCAATAACTAAAGAAATGGGAGAATCATTACATCATCAGTATCCTGGCGATATAAGAAATGTTAGATTAGCCCCACTGTTACAAAAATTAGATTACATAGATATATATGAAGATATCAACATGTCTATACACCGATTAGAAACATTGTTAGGAGGAACTCCAGGACAAGACATAAAAATTGATTTCGCCAATGACGATCGACATGACATGATAAGAAATGAGAAGTATGATGAGACTGAGTTTACTAATGATAATACTAATTTTAGTTTTTCATATACCTACCTAGGAAGACAAAATTATGATAAATGGTTAAATTATGACAATAATTTAGACTATGATGATGATTATAATTATGAAGAGTTAGAACTGGCATTTAGTCTGCACCTGGGTAGAACAGAAACGATACCATTTAGTGAGGAATTTTTATCATGGTGCAAAGATAAAAATATCAAACCGATCTGGCATCTAGCAATAGCAAATATTCCAGATCTCCAAAATCGTTTGTTCGAGTATAGGAAAATAGTATATACTAATGGAAAGGCCGGCAATTACGCTAGCCTGTCCTTGACCAATCAAGAGGAAAAACAATCATGGCCAAACCATTTGACGTAAGCAAATTTAGGAAGAACATCAGCAAGAGCATCGCTGGACTATCCATTGGATTCAACGACCCAACGGATTGGGTATCAACGGGCAACTATGCCCTCAACTATTTAATCTCGGGAGACTTCCATAAGGGCATTCCATTAGGCAAGGTCACGGTGTTCGCCGGCGAGTCGGGTGCGGGCAAGTCATACATCTGCTCGGGCAACATAGTCAAGGCCGCACAGGATCAGGGAATCTTCGTGGTTCTTATTGATAGTGAGAACGCACTTGATGAGGACTGGTTAAAGGCACTGAACGTTGACACGTCAGAGGAAAAACTACTAAAACTCAACATGGCCATGATTGATGACGTAGCGAAGACTGTTAATGACTTCATGGGAGAGTATCGTGCCATGAATGAGGAAGATCGTCCCAAGGTTCTATTTGTCATTGACTCACTTGGCATGTTGCTAACTCCTACAGATGTTGATCAGTTCCAAAAGGGTGACCTTAAAGGTGACATGGGTCGTAAGCCCAAGGCACTGACGGCACTCGTACGTAACTGCGTTAACATGTTTGGCAGTGCTAACGTAGGACTTGTAGCAACTAACCATACTTACGCAAGTCAGGACATGTTTGATCCGGACGATAAGATATCAGGCGGACAAGGCTTTATCTACGCTTCATCAATTGTAGTAGCAATGAAGAAACTCAAGCTCAAAGAGGACGAGGATGGTAATAAGATATCCGAAGTTAAAGGTATCAGAGCGGCATGTAAGGTCATGAAGACCAGATATGCTAAACCATTTGAATCAGTCCAGGTCAAGATTCCATATGAGACTGGAATGAATCCTTACTCAGGACTAGTTGACTTGGCAGAGAAAGCGGGACTGCTAGAGAAGGACGGCAACAGGCTACGCTTTGGTGCCGCGGACGATGACAATGCTATCAAGCAGTTCCGTAAGGCGTGGGAGAACAATGAGGACGGTTGCCTTGATAAATTGATGGTAGCCTACGCAAATCAGACAAAAACAGTAAATAAATCTGACATAGAAGACATGGAGGACAAGGCCGTTGAACAGGAGATGTTCGTCGACGGTCATGGTGATGCCCATGAAATAGAAATCGAGGAACAGGAATAAATGTCAGAACTTAACACCGCATTTGAGGTTTGGACTACCATAAAGGATGAGTTAAAGAATCCCGGAGAGGCCGCAGTTGACGTAATTAACTGCCTGGTAGACAATCTAGGATACTCTAGTGAGCAGATCAAGGAAAGCGGCTTCATCAGTGACCCGGACATCAAGTCAGCACTAGTGGACTTCGACATATTACACCCAGAAGAGGCAGAGGACGATGGCCTCGACGAGTGGGGTGATGAGGAAGAGGACGAGGAATACTGGAAGGAAGATGACGAGGACTACTAATGTGGTATAACAAGGTCACTGAGAATTTAGCAAACTTACCAGACTTTTTGATGTATTATCGCAATGAGTTAGAAAAGGCTAAGAAAGAATGTAGCATTCACGGATATGTTGAAAAG